GCTTTGGGCAAATCATAAAAAGAAGGTTGAAGCAAAAATAGCCGGCGTACAAAACTCCGCCGATGCAAAGATTAAAAAGCAAGAAGAGCGCATCGAAAAACTTGAGGATGTCGTTGCGGAACTTCAAAAGACCGTAAGCGATGGTCTTGGCCAGCGGTTAAGTAATATCGAAGGAGAGATGAAAGGCATGAATAATATTTTGAAGCAGATTCAAGGCTGGTTCATCAATAACACACCGCGGAGATAGCCGACACAAACAATGCGCAGAAAGGAGATTTAAGGAAGATGGAACATATATTTTTACCGAACCAACGCAGTATCATTTTACAGGGACTTGAAAAAGACGCAAGCAGGACGCTTTCAAACGAAATGCTCCAGCGGCTTTTAAAAACATACGGACATACGGTCAGCCTTGCTGATGTGAATACGCTTATCAACTGGCTTGAAGTGCGCGGCTTTGTTATGGCAGAGCGGCTTTCTGATAAAGGTCTTGTATTAGCGCACCTTACCCGCGCAGGGCTGGATGTCGCACTTGGCTATTGCCGAGTAGAGGGCATTGAGCCGCCTTTTATGGATTAAGCGCTTTACGAGAGGGTAAAAAGATGGGACAGAAAAGTGCCGTTGATAAGCTGCCAGAACCGTTACGCAAGCGCCTGATCGAGCTACTGAACCGGCCGGACGTAACCCAGCTTGAAATCGTTGATGCCATCAATGCGGAAGCGGGAGAGCCGCTAATCTCAAAAAGCTCACTTAACCGCTATGCACTTAGAATGAAAAAATTTGCCGAAAAAAACCGACAAGCTCGCGAGGTTGCGGAAGCCTATTTAGAAAAGTACGGCAGCGACACGCGGAACAAGCTGGGTAAAGTAGTAAATGAGCAGATACGGCTTGTCGCTTTTGACCTTATCTGTGAACTGGAAGAATTAAAGGAAAGCAAGGATGTCGATCCGAAGCTCATGACCGAAGTGATTTTTAAAGTCTCTCGCGGCTTGAAGGAATTGGAACATGCTGAAAAGCTTAATGCCGAGCGGGAAGATGCCATCAAAGAGCTCATCCTTAAAGAGACGGCAGCAAAGGTTGAAGCGGTTGGGAAGAAAAAAGGCGTGAGTAAAGAGGCAATGGAAACCATTCTTGCCGAAGTGTTTAGGATACAAGCATGACCATCTCGGAAGCATTAAGCAAAAACATCTTACTTGACTACCAAAGCCGCTGGCTCCAAGACACATCAAAAGTAAAGGTCTGGGAAAAAAGCCGCCGTATCGGAGCTTCGTATGTAGAAGCGCTCTATGCGGTATTACTGGCAGCGCTTTCACGCACTGACGGCGGGATGAACTGTTACTATCTTTCGTATGCAAAAGAAATGACGCAGCAGTTTGTCAATGATGCCGCATTTTGGGCAAAGCTATTGAACATCGCCTGCTCCGATATGGAAGAGACGGTGATCAAAGATGAAGATAAAGACATTACCGTTTATAAAATCCGCTTTGATTCAGGGTTTGAGATTTGGGGACTGCCGTCTGTACCGCGCTCGCTTCGCTCAAAGCAGGGACATGTCGTTATTGATGAGGCGGCATTCTGCGATGATTTATCGGAACTGTTAAAAGCAGCGTTAGCGCTTTTGATGTGGGGCGGCTCGGTTGCTATTTTGAGTACCCATGACGGGGAAGATAATCCGTTTAATGATTTAGTCAAAGAGATTCACGATGGCAAAAAAGAGTACTCGCTGCACCGTACCACGATTGATGATGCCTTGAGTGATGGTTTATACAAGCGCATTTGTGAAGTCAAAGGAGAGGTATGGAGTGCGGAAAAAGAAGCAGCGTGGCTTGCTTCGCTCATTAAAGATTACGGCGATGGCGCGGATGAAGAATTATATTGTGTGCCGCGTGCAAACGGGACGCAGTATTTCCCGCGCTCCCTCATTGACAGTATCAAAAAAGATGCGCCGGTATTCCGGTTTACCGAAAGCGATACCTTCACATTTGAAAACGAATGGAAGCGGGAGCGTACCATTCAAAAATGGTTCAAAGAGATAAAGCCGGTTTTACAAGGAACGCGCAATCCGGTTGTTATCGGTGAAGACTTTGCTCGCTCCGGAGACTTAACCGTTATCTGGCTTGATGGAATACTCAAAGAAGGTGTTTCCCAAACACTCTGCGTCATTGAATTGCGCAATATTCCGTTTGCCCAACAATGGCAGCTGATACAGCTTGTCGGAAATACCGTGAGTAATTTGGAAGGCGCCGCCTTTGACTCACGGGGAAACGGACAGATGATTGCCGAACTTGCCGCGCAGGAATGGCCGGGGTATGTGTATCAAGTGATGCTTTCACGCAAATGGTACGCCGAGTATTTTCCCAAATTAAAAAGCGCGTTTGAAGAAAAAACAGCAAGCGTGCCGGATGATCTTTTTATCCGTGATGATTTTACGGTGGTAAAAGTTGTACAGGGAGTGCCGCTGGTTACAGATCGTACCGGCTCAAGCAGGGTACGACGGCACGGCGATGCGTGTATCGCAAAAGTAATGGCTCACTATGCAGAGCTGCAAAGCTATGAAGCAGGGTATCAGACCTACGCGTATGAGCCGGTTAAAACAAGAACCACATTTGGACTAAAAGGAGTTGATCCATGGGATGGCTGGGACGATTAACCGGCAAAGCCGGAAGCACTACAGAACGAAAAAACACGCACGGCTTAACCGAACAGCGGGCAACGCCGGTTGCCAACTCTAACCGCGACTTATGGTCGGGCGGTTTAGTTGCAGGGCTTACCCCGGAGAAGCTGGCATCTCTTTTAGATACAGTGCGCCGCGGAGACGTTCCGGCGGAGTATTTGGAGATTGCCGGAGAGTTGGAAGAGCGCGATGCGCATTACCGTTCAGTGCTTTCAACCCGCAAACACGCCGTTGAAGGACTGGAACTGTATGTGCAAGCAGAAAGCGATGATAAAGAAAGCCTTGCAATCGCCGATGCCGTCAGTGAAGATATTGCGCAGCACGCCGATTGTATGGATTTAATTAAAAACACGCTCGACGCTTTAGGCAAAGGCTTTAGCGTCAATGAAATTATCTGGGAGACTTCCGGCTCGCGGTGGAAACCGCAAACCTTTTACTTCCGTGATCCGCGCTGGTTCGCGTACGATAAAGAAACGGGTGTACTATCGCTTCGGGATCCTTACGGTATGGAGCTGCATCCGCTTGAGCCGTACAAGTTTATCGTGCATGAGCCGAACCTGCTAAGCGGCAAGCAGATTACCTCCGGTTTGAGTTTTACCGCGCTCTTTTATTGGCTGATTAAAACGTATGACGTAAGTAGTTGGGCAGCATTCGCCGATCGCTTCGGCTATCCGGTGAGAATCGGTAAATACGGACGCAAGGCAACAAAAGAAGATATTGCAACCTTAAAGCGTGCCGTTGCCGCAATCGGCGCAGATGTCGGCGCGGTGATCCCCGATTCAATGCTCATCGATATTATCGAAAGTAAAACAACGGCGAGCAATGCAACTGTGTATCAAGACATTGCCGAGTGGGTTGATAAGCAGCTTTCAAAGCTGGTACTCGGACAGACAGCAAGCGCCGAAGGCACTCCGGGCAAGCTCGGAGACAGCCAAGACCAGCAGACGGTCAGACAGGATATCTTAAAAGCGGATGTGCGCCAGCTTGAGCAAACCTTAAACCGCGACCTTGTTATCCCGTATGTCAATTTTAATTTCGGCGAACAGGAACGCTATCCGAAACTCTGCATCAAATACGTCGAACCGAAAAACGTACAGCTCATTGTCGATTCCGTTACCAAGCTCGTACCGCTGGGCTTAAAAGTAAAAGCGCAGGAAATACACGCACTGTTAGGGCTTTCTGCTCCTGAAAAAGACGATGAGATACTCACTGCGCCGAATCCGTATCAAACGGAACTGAACACGCACGGGGCGCTCTCCGGCTCCATTGCACTCAATGCAAGTGATGTTTCTTCCTACACAAGCGATGATGATGAACTGCCGGAAGAAAACGAGCAAGACTTTATCGCTATTACCGACGATATTGCAGCAGTACTGGAACAAGCGGCGGATAAAGCGACCGACTTTACGAGCTTTGAGGCGGAACTTGAAAAGCTGGTAACTGGCTGGGATCCCGCAAAAATAGCCCGCACAATGGCAATCGCATTTTTTAAGGCACGTGCCGAAGGCGATGCCCATTTTGATAAGGAAGATGAATAAATGCCTGAGTCTCTTATCCCTGAAGATGCGCTCAACTACATCAAAGATAAAAATTTAAAAGTCGGTTTTTCGTATAAGGATGTCTGGAACGAAGAACACGCTACCTCTTTTACCGTTGCAAAGGCGATGCAGCTTGATGTATTAAGCGATATTAAAAAGGCGGGTAAAAAAGCGCTTGAAGAAGGGCACAGCTTTGAACACTTTAAAAAGAATTTAAAGCCGACACTGCAACAGAAGGGTTGGTGGGGCAAAAAGAAGATGACCGATCCGCTTACCGGAGCAGAAATTGATGCACAGCTCGGAAGCGACCGGCGGCTTAAAACTATCTACGATGTCAATTTGCGCAGCGCTTTTCAGAAAGCTCAATATGACCGCACAATGGCAAGCGATCTGCATCCCTATCTTATGTACTGTATCGGTAATGCCAAAAAACACCGTGAACAGCACCTCGCATGGAACGGTCTTATTTTGCCGAAGGATGACCCTTGGTGGGATAACCATTTACCGCCGAACGGATATCGTTGTAAGTGCCATACAAGGGCAGTCTCGGAGCCGAGAAAAAGGCGCTATGAGCGGGACGGCATAAAGATACCGCCGAAAGCCGACGGCTCAGGAGGCGGAATCCTCAGGGTAAAAACCGAAGCGCCGCCGGAAGAATACCGCACGTATTTTAACGAGCGCAAGGGAACTATTGAACGTATTCCCAAAGGTATTACGCCGGGCTTTAACTGGAACCAAGGGAAGATGAGTAGAAATACTGCCGTTTTAGCGGAGTGTATAAAAAAAGCATCTGATAAAATACCGGAACAGTTTAATGCCGTTGTACAAACACTGATGACAAACACTGCGGCAAAGGCTGCACATATTGATTTTATTGATAATGCCGTATCACGTACCCTTGATAAAAAGTATATAACACCGGTCGGCTTTTTGGATCAAAAAACACAAGCCGCGCTCGCAAAAGAGAATATCAATATCGGTAATCAAAATCTTATCTTCTTGGAAGCCGGATTAGTGCAGAGTGCTAAATACTCTAAGCGCCACGCAGAAACCGGCAATGCTCCCGATGTGTTTGATTGGTATAACATCATGGATTATCTTATTGATGCATCAATCTATTATGACGGTGAAAAACTTATTTTCTTAAAGAAAAAAACTGAAAGTAAATATATGAAAATCGCCGTCGATGTGAGTATGAAAAATAAGGGACATAAAGGCGTTTCTTTAATGTTGCCGAAAATCGATACGATGTATGAACTTGACCTTTCAACCGAACTGGATAGAGGCCGTAATGAATATCAGCGTATCATCGAAATGAAAAAAATACGATGAGCAAAGGCGGCCGGATTCGAACCGACTGCCCTCGCCTTACGCTTCCCTCGCTCCTATACAGGGGGTCTTCCTTTGCTCATCATACAAGAAGCATAACGCATCCGCCTCTAAAAATCAACTCGTTTTTTTTAATCACTGTTAAAACACCTCACCGCTCTTTTTTTGCTACAGTATAACCAACCTCGTCCGATATGTAGTGTCCGCTCATGTTGGAAAACTCCTTACAAAGGAAAATGTCCCCGCCGGAGGACTCATATCCGGCATCTTTATCATCTAAAGGAGGAAGCATGAAAGGTTTTGGAAAAGCATTGATCAGTATTTTCTCATTAGTGCTTATTGCCCTGTGCGCATTGTTATTGCTTGTCATTGCTTTTGTCCCGTCTGCTGCTCTTGCAAAAGTCGGTGCAATCGTCTTGCCTTTGTGCATCATCGCAGGCGCTGTCATTGCCCTGTGGTGGCCGATAAGACATTTTGCAGCCTTTGTAAAAGCGCATACTGCTGCAACAGGGGTTTAGTATTAAGCGGGGCAGCTTACGAGCTGTCTCGCTTTTTTTATGTTTGTATATAATTAGGAGTATCGGTATGAAGAAAATCGACTATGATAAGCTCATTTCATTATTGGAATCAGCTGGATACGATGTGCACATGATCGGCCAAGACCGGTATTTTATCGATAGGGATGACCGGCTCGGCATACAGATTAACGCAAGCCGACCGATAACAAAAGACGAACAAGATTCGGTTAAGGCGTTTCTTGCACAGAATAACGGAAACAACAATCCTTAAAAATCCGCTTTAAATTCTGTTTCGGGGAGTTCGCCCTTGTAT